CGCTCGATGTTAGTAAGGGTACGGAACACGACCATAGCTACTGCCGCCGCAGTATTGGGTACAGTCGCATTCATCGGGTCTTTCTTGATTGACTCAAGGCTTGGCAACTGATCAGCTAACTTAACGAACGCATTCAAATCCATTGCTGCACGTTCACCGATAGTGCCGATCAACAAAGCCATTAGCGATACATCATCGTAGCTTGCACGATCCTTTAACCAGTCACTTGCTGCTTCCAACGAACGTGGTGTCACGAACGCATTACGTTGCTGCTGTGGGTGAAAGATGTACGGATTGTCATCAGGGTTCTTGATGTCCTCGAATGAGTAGAACAACTGTGGGTTATCCTTGCACCAACCAAGCAAGGTGTGGTCAACGTCATTGTTGATACCCCACTCTATCCACTCTATATTGGTAGACTTACGTGCCGTGAGCACAGTAATACGATTACGTGCGTGAGGCGGCAACAGATCGCCTACTCCCTCTGCACCCAAGTTAGTTGTAGCAAAGATGATTGAATCAGTATGCACCCCATGATGTTCAAGCATCAAGCGCAGCATGGCGTTCTTCACCGCAGGGTTAGCCTTGCCGTACTCGTCAATCATCAGGATGATGGGCTTGCCTAAGTGCATACCCAGTTCCTCGTTAGGTACGAAGCGCACGAACCCTTGCTCGTCAATAGTCTGCAACGATGGGATACTGATGTCGCCCAAGTCCTTAGTGGTGCAGTCGAAGTAGCAAGGGACATGGTTAGGTAAGTCACGTGCCAACATCTTAAGCAATGATGTCTTACCTGTACCCATGTGACCTTGCACAAGTACGGTGCGCTTGTTGCCACCTACCTTGATAGCGTTGGCGATCTGATCTAGCGATAGTGCATACATCGAAGTGGCTGTTGCCATGGTAATTCTCCTAGTTGTGTCCTGACTGTGGTCAGGTTTGTTTGGTTGTGTTTACTCGGTACTCGGTGTTACAGGTCAAGCGAAGGTAGTGCTTTCAGTACGGTATCAATGTGCTGCTTTGTTTCGTAACGCAGATAGTCATCAGCACGTAGGGCATCAGGTGTCACACCCAGTAAGGCGTTCTCAAGTGATGTTGCGATAGCTGACATCTGACTGTCGCCTGTGATGTTGCAAGTCTTGAGCAAGTCCACCATGTCCATCACGTTCTCAATAAGCGAATCACGGAACACTTTCTTTGTGTCCTTGTCGGCATAGTCAAGGCGTTCTGACATCTTGGACAGAGCGGTATGTGCTCGCAGCCACACATCACGCATTGCGTTCTTTAGCTGTGCTGTGTAGTAGTCGGCATACTTCTGCTTGATCAATTGCTGCGCTTCATTGTTAATGTCCAGTCGGAAGTCGCCCACATCAGGCACAGGCATCTCACTCAGTTGGAAGCGGAACTTCTCACGCAACCTGTCCGTTGACGGGTACTCATCTTGGTTGAACAAGTCGCCTAGCTTGACCTGTGCTTGCCCGATCTCCCACCCATACGCATCGAGAAAGATGTTTACAAGCCTGTGAAACTCGGTTTGTAGTGCGCTCATCTGCTGCGTGTACTTGAAGTAGTTCTGTGTTGACACCAAGCGCAAGCCCATGTCAGACCACGGCATGGTCATCGAGTAGTGGATATTGCGCACGTTGGCTGTGAACTTGCTGACTGCATCCAACTCGGCACAGTCGCCTAACAACTTCTTGTTTACGTTCGCCACGCCACGTGCTGCGTTGTTGCTGTTGGTGATGTCGGCAGAGGCACGTTTGTCTAGCTTGCGACCTGCCCACGTAGCAATCGAAAGTTCTACGAACATTGCCGCAGAGGAGATAGATGGTACGGACACTTCCGGTTCTGCGAAGAGTGTTGATGTGTTGCTCAGTTCTGTGTGCATGACGCACTCCTTAGTTGTTTCCTGACCATGGTCAGGGTTGGTTGGTTTGGTTTTGGTTACTTGTTACTTCATCTACTGAACTTCTATTATAACACTATATAGTACTATAAGTCAAATCCTCACACTACCTGACACTACTTGATACTACTTGATACTAGAACTCCTGTGGGTCGGGTTCTGTTAATGGGTCAACGTAATACTTCTCTGCCATGGCATCTACCCACGCAGCTATCTGTTCATCGGTCATTCCAACCCCCGTTCTTTTCGTATTGTTGAGATAGCTGCATCGGTCTTGTCAGTACCGTACTTGTTAAGCAAGTACACCACCGCATTGACGTACTCACGACTTCTGAAACTACCCTGCGGGTTTATACTTGCACCCTCAACTAACAAGCGCACAACTACCCAATCGGACTTCTTAATTTTCTTGATGCTACTTTTCTTGGTGAGCACGTTGCTTTTGCCCACGCCCATGTTGCCGTCAGTCATGTTATTACTCCTCGTCGCTTGCGTTAAATTGTTCCCACATCTTGCGGTCTACCTTGATCCATACGGAGTCGTCAAACTCCTGCATCACCTCGGCATCTTCTAGCAAGTCAAACGCTAGTTCAATCTTCTCAAAGTCAGTCATTTCATTCTCCTTTTATAGACAGCCGTTGCTGCCTCAGACAAGACGTACACACCGTACGCCACCCACCACCACACCCCTGCATCTAAGAAATACAGAGCAACTGCTGTAAAGATAGTCATCTCCCTGCCTCCAGTTCGTTAATCATCCAGTCAATCCATGCAATGCGACCCTTGTATGCGGCATAGCTTGGGTTTGTCGTTCTGTTCCGTAACTTAAAGTGCTTCTTGTATACCCAATAGGTATATGAATAGTTGTACTCAGCTAACTGCTTGTCTATCCACGACTGCAAGTACAACCTGTTTGTTAAGGTATCAATGTGTGGATACAGCATGGCAACATCATTCAATGCCCGAGTGATTGCGTATCCGGTATATCCCCCTCTTGGCTCGTCTGTAATAGGTCTTGCATTGCGTAGCAGCCATATGCACTGCGCCCTGTCTTGCTTAGTTAGTTTGCGCTTCATCTGTGTAACCCTCCCTTGTTGTTGATACCCTTTAAGTCAGTCATGCTCTACTCCTCGTCATCGTTAAAGGGACTTACGTAAGGTTTCGTATACTCCTCGGTGATCACATCGTCTTGCTCAGGCAACTCGAACACCTGAAAAGAGTTTTGACCACCTTCACGCCAACCGTGGGTATCGGGCAACGTGCGGGCTAGTGCATCAGCCTTAGCTTTATCGGTGAACAAACCCACCACGTTAGATGACACACCGCACTCGATGCACCCGATGTTAAATACCATGTACTTAGCCATGCTCTACTCCTTTTCCTGACCACGGTCAGGTTTAGTTGGGTTAATTTTGTCGTGCTGCTCGTACACATCAATGATGGTCTTGCAAACGTAATTGATCGACTTGATTCTGTGCTGACCTGTTTCGGCAAGCACCGCACCTAGTACAAACGATAGTGCCGCAGCGATCATGCTGATCTCGTGGTCGTGTACGGCGTTTTCGAGTGCGTCAACTAATGCCAAGTACTCGGCATCGTCATCTGAACCTGTGCTTGTACGTAATTCGTGCCGTCTGCTCATGTTGTCCTCTTTGGGTTAAGTTGTTTAAGTGTGTTGCGGTCTGAGATGTACATATAGTTGCTTTTGTTAATCGGGGCTATCGTGTGCTTGACCTCTTTGGCAATTGACTCGCCGCAGGGTGCGCAGGTTAGTCGCAGCTTCTTACTGATTTGCAACTGTGCTCGCCTAGTTTCAACATGGTTGAAGTAGCAAGCTGTGCAGATGTACCGTGAATCTTCATTCATTGCTTTTCCTTATTGCTGATACTTCGTTAAGTAAAGAGTCAAGCACTCGCTGAACCTTGTCCACTAATACGTGTGGCTTAGGGTGATCGCCTTGCATTGCGCTTAGTCCGACAGTCAACGTGTCGATGTCGTTTAGCAGTCGCTTAAGTACGCGCCCCTTAAGCAGGTGCAAGTCATACCTTGCATGGGTTAACTCATGATCGCTCATGATGCAGTCCTCAGTTGTGTTTCCTGACCATGGTCAGGTTTGGTTGGGGTTACTTGGTAATGCAGGGTTAAAACTTAATGAACGTGAACTCGGATGCTTTCCAGTAGCGTGTGCTTGGGATGCCCTCGTGATGCGTCATGAACTGGTTCGTGTTGGGGTAGTAGGTCAGCAACTCGATACGTGCATCGTCTTTGATCTTGTTAAAGAAGCCAGCTTCAGCTTGCTGCAAAATGCTTTGGTCGTTAGCAGACTTGCAAAACTCATATATGACTTGCATGGTTACTCCTTGTCCTGACCATGGTCAGGTTTGGTTGGTTGAATGTTCTAATGTTCGGTTTACCTAATGTTCTTTTGTTCGCTTTGTGTAATGTTCTAATGTTCGTTTTCTCCTCAAATCAAATGTTCGCTTTACCATTAACCTCTATTATAGCATGGTTATTAGTGGGTGTCAAGTTCTGAGAAGTTCTGTTAAAGTTATTGTGGATGGCTTGCAAGTACTTGATACGTTGGGAATGTTCCCATGTTCGATTTTTGTTAGGGTGAAAGGGCACCTCGGAAAAGAGCGAGAAAAAGAACATTGCAAACCGAACAAAGTTCTAAAACACCGTTTGCAAAATGAGTTTCCGCTCGCAGTCGCCGGACTACCTGACCATGAAACGAACATTCTATTCTAATAAAATAAAATTATTAATATATATAAGTATAAGTAACAATATGTAAAACCCTGCTTATCACTTCTTGCTGTACCTTGCGGTAATCTGTCACGTTTGCTCACCAAAGCTAATGTTCGTTTTGTCGTCAAAAAAAGCGAACTTTATAGGAACTTTCACAGAACATTAGCCCTTTTTTAGAACATTCAAACACACCAAAAGCATCTCAAATTATAAGTAAAACGAACATTCAATTTCACTCAATAACGAACATTAGAACATTGTCAAAAGCGAACATTAGAACATTACCAAAAACGAACATTAGAACATTCGATCCTGACCGTGGTCAGGTTTCGCATCGTCACGCCAAGCTGCTCTGGATACTGTCACACGAGTTCTGCTGCGTTTGGTGACGCCCTGAAACAAGCCATGCTGCAACCCCCCACGCCACGCTGCTCTGGATACTGTCATGCAGCCGCTCAGAAAATCACAGGGTGCGAAGTTGACCTGACCACAGTCAGGTGCAATAGGCGTAAAAAAACCCGCATGGCGCAAACCATACGGGCATAAAAAAACCCGCCGAAGCGGGTTAGTAAGTTAGTGCAAGATTATTGTGCGTTTGGGCAATACTTGAAAAACTGAAACCGTTCGCCAGCCACGGTTTTACGACTCTCATAGCTATGCACGATAGTGCCGGATTTAATAGGTTTAATCCAAAAGACGTCTTGTCTTTTCGTATTGCTAAGGTCGCCACGGATTTGCCACATTAGCAAATTGGACAGGTGAATATCTGAGAATTTAAATTGATGCATGGTTAACCCCTAGATTATTGTGCAAGGATATCGAGAATCCAATCAGCAAAAAACAACATCACGCCGAAAAGGAAAACGTAGCAGAACAGGTCGAGTAGTTTGCGTTTCATAATAAGTAAGGCGGCTTGCGCCGCCTTATCCTATGGTTAGTGGTTAGATCGCTGGCATAGCGCCTTTTGCTGCTTTGATTGTCTTGATAACGTGCGTCACATCAAATGACGGCTCTGCTAATTTCTGCAATTTGGTGATTGCATCTTCAAGCAAACCTTGAATGCGCTGCACTTCGGTTTTGGTTTCTTGTGCATCACCGTCAACTTCAGGCATCATGTGGTTGCGTACTTTGCGAAGATAAGAATCAATCTTATTCTTTGCTTCGTTACGATCGACCTTTTGTGCGGCATTCAAGGTCTTAACATCGGCGTTGATAATCTCTTGCTCTTGCTTGGTCAAACCTTGAAACAGCGCGGCTTTAACTTCGTTACGAACGATAACTGAACCGCCATTCTTTTCGGTTTCAAGGTTAACAAATGACAACCCATCGGCGGTCAATTGATCGGCGGCTTTAACCAATTGGTTTCCCGCCTTTTCGCCGAGTTTAACGACGTCAATCAGGGTAGAACGGGCTGCGCTAGATAGCGCAAAGGTTTCAAAATTACTCATGATTTAACTTCCTTTTTAAAATTATGTCGTTGTGCAACCGACAACTTAATTATAGGCGATCTAGCAGGGAATGTCAAATAGTGACAAGTTATAGCAGGACGTAACATAGTTTTCCTGACCATGGTCAGGATTCAGGCGAACCCACCGTACCCCGCCCCGCCGTGTGGTCAGTCGTGTGTGCCGTGCTGTATGTATACTATTCCTCACAAATAATCACGTTTCCTAAGCGTTTCTTACTACTAAGCTTTGTTTAACCAGAACACCCCCCGTCACTTTTAATTTGCCTATATCAAAAATTTTTTGTAAAAATTTAAAAGCGTTGTACACTATATGGAACGTGGCATAAGTCATCGCGTAGGAACCATTCATGGCGCTAGTGCTTACACCTGACCAAGGTGTACCTCTTACACCGCAACAGGCGGTTGTTGACCTGCATGAACGAGTGCGGGCGGTTTCGTGCACAGCGGATATTCTTGCAGGACATGGCTACGAGTTAGAAGAAGTAAGCCAAGAAGCCCAAGACATCGCTGCAGCCCTTGCAACATCCTACGCAGCAAGCCCAGAAACAACCTCAAAACAAGTTACCACCCAACGTGCTGCGGCTCTTCCGCCAGCATCTCTTATAGAAACACGCCGTATCCTCGATGAGTTCGGTTCGGCTGTTGTGCGTCACAGCATTGAAATTCGACACCTTGTCACAAATAAGCTGCTGCTGGAGTCCGAGAACCCAGACCCACGGGTGCGCATCCGTGCATTAGAGCTGCTTGGCAAGATTACCGATGTGGGGTTGTTTACTGAACGTTCGGAAGTCACAATTACCCACCAGAGCACAGAAGACTTGCGTAAAACACTACGTGAAAAGTTCAACCGTATCTTGAACAAAGATGTGCAAGACGTTGTGATAATTGATGACATCGACGTAGACAAAGAACTTGGGATTACGCAGGACATCTCTAATGAGTGACGACATCCTCGACTTTACCGAGGAAGAGCTTGAGATACTGCTCACGCGCCTAGATGAATTTTCTGCCCAAGAACAAAGTGAAATACTCAAGATTGCCGATACGCTGGAGCAACGCAAGTTCTCAGCAGGTTGCCGTGATGATCTGATTGAGTTCTGTAAGCACATGGACCCCAACTATAAGGTTGGGCGACACCACCGCCGGCTCGCTGACCTGCTCATGAAGATGGAACGCGATGAGGAAGATCGTATCGGGGTATCTGTACCACCGCGCCATGGCAAGTCACAGCTTGTATCTATCTTTTTCCCTGCATGGTATCTAGGTAGAAACCCTGATAAGAAGGTATTGATGGTCTCGCACACGGCTGATCTGGCTGTTGACTTTGGTCGCAAGGTGCGTAACGTTGTAGGAAGCTCCGCATACAAGCAGATATTTCCCACAGTCACACTAGCTGCTGACTCTAAGAGCGCCGGGCGGTGGAATACCAACATGGGAGGTGAGTACTTTGCATGTGGTGTGGGCGCTGCACTCGCTGGTCGTGGTGCACACTTCCTGATTGTGGACGATCCATTCTCAGAACAAGACGTTATTAACGGAAATTATGATGTATTTGAGAAAGTGTATGAGTGGTTTACTTATGGTGCGCGAACGCGCCTTATGCCACAGGGCAAGGTGGCTATTGTGCACACAAGGTGGCATCCGAATGACTTGATTGGCAAGCTATCTAAAGACATGGGGCGCATAGCCAACTCAGATCAGTACGAATTGTTCGAGTTCCCTGCCATTTTTAACGAGAATACCGACAACGAGAAGGCACTTTGGCCTGATTTTTACGATTTAAAGGCGTTGCACCGCACAAAAGCATCTATGCCGCTGTTTCAGTGGAACGCGCAGTTCCAACAGAACCCCACTGCAGAGGAAGGTGCACTGGTTAAGCGTGAATGGTGGCGCAAATGGGAGGCAGATGACGCCCCAAGCTGCGAATACATCATCATGACACTCGACGCTGCGGCAGAAAAGAACAACCGTGCCGACTTTACTGCCCTTTTAACGTGGGGTGTGTTCAACGACGAGCGTCACACGGGGGAAGCAAACCACATCATCTTGCTAAACGCCATCAACGTACGTGTTGAGTTCCCGGAATTGAAGGAATTGGCGTTGCGCGAGTACAAAGAGTGGCAACCGGACTCATTTATTGTTGAAAAGAAGTCTTCTGGGACCCCACTCTTCCAAGAGTTGCGGCGCATGGGTATACCGGTGCAAGAATTTACCCCGCATCGAGGCACAGGCGATAAAATAGCGCGTGTTAACGCAATATCAGATATATTTAGGTCTGGTATGGTGTGGTATCCCACAAGTTATAAATGGGCCGAAGAGGTAGTCGAGCAAGTTGCGGCATTTCCTGCGTCAGACCACGATGACATGGTTGACTGCGTGTCGATGGCACTTGCCCGGTTCCGTAGTGGTGGGTTCATTCGATTAGACAGTGACGCTGAAGACGAAATCATGCGACCACGTGTTGCGGCTTACTATTAGGAATAATTATGGCAATTGAAAAAAGTTTGTACGCAGCACCACAGGGCATTGATGCACTAGATGAGGACCAGACACCCGAGATAGAGTTAGAAATTGTCAATCCTGATATGGTGCGCTTAGATGATGGCAGCGTTGAGATCACGATCATCCCTAACAAGAAAGGCGATGACGAGGATGTGCCGTTTAGCGCCAACCTTGCCGAGCACATTGACGATAGAGACCTTGCCACACTGGTAGGTGACTTGATTGCCGACTATGACAACGACATTGCGAGTCGCAAGGACTGGGAGCAGACGTATACCGATGGTATTAAGCTGTTAGGTCTGAAGTATGAAGAGCGCATAGAGCCTTGGCCCGGTGCCTGTGGTGTGTACTCCCCGCTGATTGCAGAAGCTGCAGTGCGCTTCCAAGCAGAAGCGATTATGGAGACGTTTCCTGCGGCAGGTCCTGTCAAGACTCAGATCATTGGTAAGATATCGCCTGAGAAAACAGACGCGGCACAACGTGTGCAAGATGACATGAACTACGAGCTGACTGAGGTCATGCGCGAATACCGGTCAGAGCACGAGAAGATGTTATGGAACCTGCCGATTGCGGGTTCAGCGTTTAAGAAGGTCTACTTTGACCCAAGCCTTGGGCGGCAAGTCAGTATGTTTGTGCCAGCCGAGGATGTGGTGTTGCCATACGGCACGAGCGAGATCAGCATGTGTGAGCGCATCACACACCGCATGAGAAAGACTAAGAACCAGTTGCTTAAGCTCCAAGAGTCAGGGTTCTACCGTGCAGATGTGGACATTGAAGATGGTCCTGTCCTGCAGATTGATGAGATTCAGAAAGCCAAGGATCGTGAGACTGGGTTTAGCGCGACATACGATGATCGCCCGCTCCTGCTTGAGATGCACGTTGAGCTTGACTTGCCGGGGTTTGAAGATACGAACGCCGAGGGTGAAGAGACTGGGATTGCTCTGCCGTACGTTGTGACCCTGCTAAAAGACTCTACTACGATCTTATCAATCCGCCGCAACTGGGACCCCGAAGCAGAAGCTATGCTCTCGCCGCGCCCGAAAGCATTTGATGGTGCTGATTCTGATGCGTACACACCAAAAGCATCGCGCCAGTACTTCGTGCATTATCAGTACGTGCCGGGCTTTGGCTCATATGGCTTTGGTTTGGTTCACTTAGTCGGCAACAGCGCCAAGAGTGCTACGAGCATTACGCGCCAGTTGGTTGATGCAGGTACGCTGTCTAACCTGCCGGGTGGTATGAAGACCCGAGGCTTGCGCATCAAGGGCGATGACACACCGATCTCACCGGGCGAGTTCCGCGATGTGGACGTAAGTTCGGGATCGTTGCGCGATAACATCATGCCCCTGCCTTACAAAGAGCCAAGCCAAGTGTTGCTGGGTTTGCGTGGCATCATCATTGAGGAAGCTCAGAAGTTTGCTGCAGCACCAGACATGAAGATCAGCGACATGTCTGCTAACGCCCCCGTGGGCACAACACTCGCGTTAATTGAGCGCAACCTGAAAGTGATGTCTGCAGTCCAAGCGCGGATGCACTTCTCAATGAAGCAAGAGTTCAAGTTGCTTGCTGGGTTGATCCGTGACTTCTCACCGTCAGAGTACGACTACCAGCCAGAAGAGGGCGCACGTAGCTCGCGCAAGCGCGACTATAGCCTCGTCGATATCATTCCCGTCAGCGACCCAAACGCATCAACGCTCGCGCAGCGCGTGGTGCAGTATCAGGCGGTGATCCAGTTAGCGCAGATGGCTCCACAGATTTACAACTTGCCTAAGTTGCACCGCCAGATGTTGGAAGTGCTTAACATCAAGGAAGCCGACAAGCTTGTGCCGCTGGAAGATGACCACAAGCCCACAGACCCTGTGACCGAGAACATGAATATCTTGATGGGTAAACCTGTTAAAGCGTTTCAGTTCCAAGACCACGAGGCGCACATCCGCACTCACATGGCTGCGATGCAAGACCCCAAGATTGCGCAAGTTATGGGGCAGAACCCACAGGCACAAATCCTGCTGCAAGCCGCAAATGCGCACATTACTGAGCACGTAGCCATGGCATACCGCGAGAAAATGGAGCAACAGTTGGGTGTGTCACTGCCTGATCCAGAAGCTAAGCTTTCGCGCGAGATCGAGTACCAGATATCAGGGTTAATCGCTCAAGCTGCGGGTCAACTCTTAGGTAAAAATCAAGCAGAAGCCCGTGCACAGCAAGCCGCGCAGACCGCACAAGACCCGCTCGTACAGATGCAGCAAGCCGAGTTGCAACTCAAAGCTAAGGAAGTTGCCATTAAAGAGAAGCAGATGATGGTTGACGCTGCAGATAAGGCTGACAAGATAGCACTTGAGCGCGAGAAACTCAAAGCTGACAACGAGCGTGAAGGTCTGAAGCTAGGTCTCAAGTCACAGTACGATCAAAGCAAACTCAAAGCAGACCAAGAGCGTGAGGGTTTGAGAGTAGGCGTTGATATTGCTAAGAGCAAAGCGCAGATGGCATATGACCGAGAAACACTACAAAGTAAAACCACATCTAGAAATGGAGCTGAATAATAATGGATGTAATCGACGTTCTACGCAAAAAACTACGTGAACGCATGAACGCCTTGGCTGACGATGTAGCAACCGGGCGCTGTAAGGATTTTGGTGAATACCAAAAACTCTGTGGGGTAATAGAGGGCTTGGCCTACGCAGAGCGAGACCTGCTTGACCTCAAGCAACAAATGGAAGACCACGACAATGAGTGAAATCTTGATCGGTGCTAATCCCAACAACCCACAAATTGTTGGCTCAGTAAATTTCTCAGCAACTGCTGAAGAAAAAGCAACACAACTTCCTATCCCGTCAGGTTGGCGCATCCTTTGTGCTATTCCTGAAGCCGACAAGGAGTTTGACAGCGGTATCGCTAAGTCAGATGAAACCCTTCGCATTGAAGAGACACTGACCACGGTGCTGTTTGTAGTCAAGCTAGGTCCTGATTGTTATGCCGACAAAACACGGTATCCGTCAGGCCCTTGGTGCAAAGAAGGCGACTTTGTTTTGGTACGCCCCAACGCAGGTTCACGACTAGTCATTCATGGTCGAGAATTTCGCATGATTAACGAAGATTCCGTCGAGGGCATTGTGCTTGATCCTCGTGGCATTCGTCGCAAATAAGGAATAAACATGGCTGAATTTGAAAAAAATGAGTTCAAATTTCCCGATGAAGTTGGGGATGAGAACAACATTACCCTTGAGTTAGAGGGCGATGAGAACGTTGAGATTGAAGTTGTCGATGACACTCCTGCTCAAGACCGGGGGCGTAAACCCCTAGACCGCGAGGTAGCTGACCCGACTGACGAGGAACTTAACGAATACAGCAGCAAAGTCCAGAAACGGATGAAAGAGCTGACTCATAAGAGCCACGACGAGCGGCGCAAGGCAGAAGCCCTGTACCGTGAGAAGACGGAGTTGGAACGCGCTGCACAGGCTCTGGCTGCTGAAAACAAGCGGTTGCATGAGTACGTTAATGTGGGGCAACACGCCTATATTGACAAATCCAAATCGCTGGCACAAATTGCCATGGACAACGCCAAGGCTAAATTCAAGTCTGCGTTAGACATCGGTGACACGGAAGCCGCAACCTCTGCCCAGCAAGAAATGATGGCTGCACAGATGGAAATGGAGCAGGTTAATAATTTTAAACCTACCCCCTTGCGCGAACCGGAACAATCTGCGTATACTCAACCAACTGCTGCGCGTTACCCGCACGAGACTCTAGACAATCGTGTTGTTGGTTGGGCAAATAGTAACCCGTGGTTTCAGCGGCCCGGCGATGAAGATATGACAGGTTATGCGTATAGCGTACACAATAACCTCGTGCAAAACTATGGGCAAGAGTACGTTCGTACGGATGAGTACTACAACAAAATTGACACAGCAATGCGGAAAGCTTTTCCAAAACGCTTTGGCATTGTTGAAGTAGATACAGGCGATGCCCCACCCACAAGGCAAAGCCGCCCCAACAACGTTGTTGCATCAGCACAACGCGCAACGGCTCCGAAAAAAATTCGGTTGTCGCTTACACAACAAAACGTAGCCAAGAAACTAGGTATTTCTCTTGAGCTGTACGCCAAAAAAGTAGCAGAATTGGAGGCCCAAAATGGCTGAAAACAAATTATCACGTGAGCAAGAAACCCGTGCAGTTCAACAGCGCCCTCAGCAGTGGGCACCTGCAGAATTGTTACCGGAACCCGACAAACAGCCGGGCTATGCTTACCGCTGGATTCGCGTTGCAATCAACAACCAAGTTGACCCACGTAACCTATCGGCTAAACTCCGCGAGGGCTGGGAACCAGTAACGTTAAGTGAGCAACCTCAGTTTCAACTGCTAGTTGATCCCAATAGTCGTTTCAAAGACAACATTGAGATTGGCGGGTTAGTGCTCTGCAAGACACCAAAAGAGTTTGTTGATCAACGTACGCAATACTACGCCAAGCAGACGCAGGCTCAGACGGATGCTGTAGACAATAACCTCATGCGCCAAAGTGACGCTCGTATGCCTATTTTTAAAGAAAGTAAGTCATCGACAAGCTTTGGTAAAGGTTCTTAAATTTAACTATGGAGTCTTAAATGGCTTATCCTACTGTTGACAAACCTTATGGTTTGAAACCGGTCAATTTAATTGGCGGTC